TTCAACCTGAACTCTACGGATGATCGGGATGCCTATCGTTCGCACTATACACCATTCCATAGACTTGTTTTCAATCTGAAACGAATCATGGCAAAAGCACCGGGCGGTCAGTCTGTGGTTGCACGTTATGGTGCCGCACTTGCACTTATTAGAGAACACGGAGAACTGTCCGACAAGAACCTGAATAAGATTCATGCAGAGACGGGTATTGATGTTCTGGACTGTCTTGCAGAAGAGTCTAAGTGGTTTATGTTAGAGGGTAATGAACTATCGCCTGGCGTATATAAAATGAAGAATGAGACCATCACCACTAAGTGTGAAGAGATTGTGAAGAAGGGTGATCAAATCCGAATCGTAGAAACTCATCCTTTTGATGAACTATTGGGGTTACAAGTTTACGAAGCCGTGCACTTGAAATCTAGTCAGAAGGTCTATATTACTACTGCGGAAATTACTAAATGAGTATACAAGATAAGTTCGATGAACACTTCCCCAACTTGAAGGTGAGGGAAGGTCATATGTTATTGACGGATATTACCGTAGAAGCGTTCACCTCTATCTTTGATACTATTGCACCCAAAAAAATACTAGAGATAGGATTTAATGCGGGACATTCCGCATTTTGTTTTCTGGAAGTACTCCCCGAAACAGTAGTACATTCTCTTGACTTGGGTAGACACAACTATACTCGACCATGCGCTCAGAAATTAAAATCCATATTCGGAGAAAGGTTTAAGTTTGGTATAAAGGATTCACACCATCTAATTCCGGATAATATCATAGGTGAAAATTATGATATGGTATATATTGATGGGGATCATAGTATAGAAGGTATAATGAACGACTATGACTTATGTAATAAGGCCGAGATTGAGTGGATCTTAATAGATGATGTTAACCTCTTTCGACACATTCGAGCATTAGTAAATCATGTCCATACAAGTTCCCATCATCCGTATCGGATAGCGGCAACATTACAATTTGATAATAACCAACTGATCAAGAATCCCCAAGCGGAAATAAATGATAGGATGACAACAGCTATGTTACTACAAAGAACAGGAACTACCGATGAAAACGTTCAATAAATTTAGCGAAGACACAACCACATCTTCTGTAGTTGGTACCGGAGACGATTCCGATACTGTCATCGTCCGTAAGAAGTACGACAAGAAACGTAAACGTAAAGATCAAATTGCTATCCTCAAGCGATTGATGGGAAAGATCAACAAAACTTCTTGACACCCCACCCCCACTCTGTTATAATTACCCCTATACATTAAGGAATATATCATGAAAACGTTTGAACGTAAAGGGGTCAGTGTCTCTGTCTTTCAGGGAGACGAAGATCTGTCTGACCTACATATCCTACAAGACAATTTGGGACTGGCTGGTCTCGAAAAAAATAAGATAATCTACGTATCTTTAGAAGGTACCGATGATAAATACCTTCACCCCGACAGATTTATAGTCAAAAATTACACCGCGTCTTTAATAAACCACTTCATGTGGGAGGGTTTACTGACGCAGAAAGAACAGGATGAACGATTATATCAGATGATAGATACCTTTATAGATACAGGTAAACAATATATCATTGAGGATTACGAGTTTGTTGAAGATGAACCATTTTACGATTACAGCGGTGGCAGAGAATAAATGAGAATAGATAAGAAGAAAGACGCTTTATTAGAAGATTATGCGATTGGTATGTTGAAGGACTTTTACTTACAAGATGGTGAGAAGAGTCCACAAGAAGGTTTTTTACGTGCAGCGAAGGCTTGGTCAATATACAAAGAAGAAATGGACGAAGACCTTGCAGAAAGACTTTATGGTTATGTTAGTAACAAGTGGTTTATGTATGCGTCTCCCGTTTTATCTAACGCACCTGTTGTTGGTAAGAAATCAAAGGCAATGCCTATCTCTTGTTTCCTTACCTATGTACCAGATACCCTAGAAGGATTGATCGAACACACCGCAGAACTGCGTTGGTTGTCGGTCATGGGGGGTGGTGTAGGGGGTCATTGGTCGGATGTCCGTACCGTGTCTGACGTTGCGCCTGGCCCTATGCCATTCATACATACCGTAGATGCTGACATGATTGCGTACCGTCAAGGTAAAACACGCAAAGGATCTTATGCTGCATATATGGATGTTTCGCACCCTGATATCATCGAGTTCCTGAACATGCGTATCCCTACAGGTGATGTACAGCGTAAAGCATTGAACCTTCATAATGCAATTAATATCACCGATGAGTTCATGGAAGCAGTTAAGTCGAACAGTCAGTTCGATCTACGTGATCCAAAAGATAATGGGGTTAAAGAATCGATCAATGCACGTAAGTTATGGGAACGTATCCTAGAGACTCGATTCCGTACAGGTGAACCGTACTTGAACTTTATCGATACTGCAAACCGTGATCTACCGCAACCACTGAAAGACTTGGGTCTCAAGATCAATGGTTCGAACTTGTGTAATGAGATTCACCTTCCTACAAACGCAGATCGTACTGCGGTATGTTGTTTGTCGTCTTTGAATCTTGAATACTTTGATGACTGGAAAGATACTAACATTGTGGGTGATATCGTGCGAATGCTCGATAACGTCCTAGAATACTTTGTAGAGAATGCACCAGACTCGATCAGTCGTGCGAGATACAGTGCACAACGTGAACGATCTATTGGTTTGGGTGCGATGGGTTTCCATTCACTTCTCCAGAAACATGGAGTTGCATGGGAGTCTGATAAAGCACGTGAAATGAATGATGTTGTATTCTCACACATTAATATACAGGCAGTCGCAGAAACACAGAAACTGGCCCTAGAACGTGGCGAGTATCCTGATGGTATTGGTTCGGGTAGACGTAACAGTCACTTGATTGCGATTGCACCTAATGCATCATCTGGTGTTATTTTGAGTACAAGTCCTTCTATCGAACCATTGAAGGCATGTGCATATACACATCGTACTCGTGCGGGTAGTTTCTTGGTTAAGAACAAATACCTTGATCGACTACTTACCGAGAAGGGTCAGAACAATGAATCGAACTGGACTTCTATTATCACCAATAAAGGTTCGGTACAACATCTTCCGTTTTTGACCGAAGGTGAGAAGTCTATATTTAAGACCGCACAAGAGTTAGATCAGAACTGGGTAGTACAACACGCAGCTGATAGACAGAAGTATATCTGTCAAGGTCAGTCGGTGAACGTATTCTTCCCTGCCGGTGCACCTAAATCATACGTGAATAAGGTACATCTCAAGGCGTGGAAGGAAGGTCTTAAAGGTCTATACTATCTACGCACCGAGGCAAAGTCTCGTGCAGAGAATGTATCCGAGAAGGTAGAACGTGTTGCGCTACAGGAAGATAGTCGCAGTATAGTATACGGGATTCCAAACTGTCCGTTCTGTGAACTTGCAAAGGAAGAATTGACCTTACGCGGTATTAATTATGACTATATCGATTTGAAAGAAATTGGTAAGTCTGCGGCTGAAGTGACTGGTCGTAGTGTTAAGACTGTTCCACAGATCTATATCCAAGGCAACTATGTCGGTGGTTACGAAGAACTAATGTTGTTCTTGGGTAATGCGGACGCACCAGCACAAGAAGATAGTGAGTGTAGAGCTTGCGAAGGTTAGTAGTATTTGGAGATAGTTTCGTAGAAGGTTATAGAGCCTATCCAGAAGCAGAAGTGACACGTTTCAATATGTGTCACTTTTTAGAAAGGGAACTTGGTATAGAAGTTGTCAACTGCGGAAGGAGAGGGGCTGGTAACACATCTATCGCAAACAAAATATTCAGATATATACAGTCGAATGATATGACCAACACATCGATCTTGGTGGTTTGGTCAGGGATCGATAGGTCTATGGAATTGAATCATGAGTATATAAAAAATAATGACAAGTACATGGACTTTGATTATCCAGACTATATAGTTGGCGGAACAAGAAAATTCGAGAAAGAAAGACTTGAACTTGAAGAGTATCGAAATATATCTACACTACGATTGCAGTCAGAAATATCATACCATTCGGTGAGAATGATTTGCCAAGACTATGATGTGCCTGTTATAATGACCAATAGTTTCGACAATACTCTTTTCGAAAGGAAAAGAACTTTTCAGAAGAGACCCCGAGACATTAATTATATTCACGGTAAAATAAAAGACTGTTGGATAGAACCAGAACACCCTTCTAATACTTTACTTGATATAATTATAGGTGAGTGGTTAGAAGAAATAGATGACAAACCAATGTGGTTACCTCAAAGGATACACAGAGTAAAACATATAGTTAGATCAGACCCTAGTGAATATCCTGATATATCAATTTGTGTTCACCCGTCTGACTTGGGTAATGAACTTATAGCAAAAACATTAACACCATATATACTACCAATATTACAGGAATAAAAATGGCACTACTAGATTTTTCCAAAACGTACAAACCCTTCCAATACCCATGGGCTGTAGAACTGACAAAGAAACACGAAGAGATTCACTGGGTTGAGGACGAGGCAGAACTTTCCGAAGATATCCAAGACTGGAGAACCAAACTCACCGAACAAGAGAAAGAGTTCATCACTCAGGTACTACGATTGTTCACTCAGTCGGATGTGCAGGTAGGCGAGAACTATCACGAACTGTTGATCCCTAAGTTTAAGAACAATGAGATCCGTAACATGTTGTCATCCTTTGCAAACCGCGAAGGTGTACACCAACGTGCGTATGCATTGTTGAATGATACTCTGGGTCTGCCAGACGAAGAACACTCTGCCTTTATGGAATACAAAGAGATGGCAGATAAGATTGACTTCATGAAAGAGGGTAACATCAACTCTCACACAGGTCTTGCACTTGTACTTGCACAGTCTGTATTCAATGAAGGTATGAGTCTATTCGCATCCTTCGTAATGTTGTTGAACTTCCAACGTTTCGGTAAGATGAAAGGTATGGGCACCATCGTTGAATGGTCTATCCGTGATGAGACTATGCACGTACAAGGTAATGCGAAGTTGTTCCGTGAGTTCTGTGAGGAACATCCACGTGTAGTAAACGATGAACTGAAGTCTAAAGTATACGAGATGGCAAAGAATGCTGTTAAGTTGGAAGATAGATTCATCAAACTTGCATATAAGTCCGGTACCATCGAAGGATTGACTGAAGCAGATGTTAAAGCATATATCCGTCATATCGCAGACAGACGTTTGTTGCAACTTGGTATGAAGCCTAACTTCAAGGTCAAGGATAATCCACTCCCTTGGTTAGACTGGGTACTGAACGGTGCATCACATGACAACTTCTTTGAGAAACGTGTTACCGAATACTCTGTGAATGGTATGGATGGTGATTGGGATTGGGAAGAAGAACCACAGGTCTGTGGTCTAGACGGCGAGGGGTGCGCTGCATGAAATTGAGATATGAAAACATCTGTCCTATATGTGACATAGAAAGTACTATCATAGTACACTACGTTGACGATAGACCACAACACTGTCCTATGTGTGGTGAAGATGCGGAATTGGAACAGATCGAAGGGGTTGAAGAAGATTGATTTCTACCTTTCTAAAATCCAAATTGCATATGGGAACCGTCACTGACTGTGAGTTATGGTATGACGGTTCCGTTGCTATTGATGAAGATTTGGTTGTTGCCGCAGGGATGCAGGAGTATGAACAAATCGATATCTATAACGCATCTAACGGAAAACGTTGGACTACTTACATAATACTTGCACCCAAGGGTTCGGGTGTTATTTCGGTGAATGGGCCAGGAGCGCGTAATGCAATGGTGGGTGATCGTGTAGTTCTTTGTACATATATATCTGTTGATGTTTCGTATACCCCCAATCAGATATATCTGAATGTAGACAATACCATCATAAGTTAAGTGTCTTATATATAAGTCATTAGACCCCTTAATGGCAGTTATATAAGACAATGTGGCACATCAAGAATACAGAATATAATCCTACCGAAGACGAACTCAGCGAATATGTTGGGTTCGTCTATCTTATTACAGAACGTGATACCGGAAAGAAATATGTCGGTAAGAAGTTCTTCTGGTCTACTCGCAGACTACCACCATTAAAAGGTCAGAAACGGAAACGCAAGGTTACCAAACAATCTGATTGGATGGACTACTATGGGTCATCCGAAGAACTCAAATTACTGGTAGAAAAGAAAGGTGGTGAAGCATACTACCGAGAGATACTACACCTCTGCAAAACCAAAGGTGAGTGTTCCTACCTCGAAGCTAAAGAACAATTCGACCGTGACGTTCTGTTACGGGACGACTACTACAATGCGTTTATTGGATGTAAGATTCACGCAAAACACCTCCCCAAGACACTAGTCCAATCCGGACATCAAATAGAACCTTGGCACAATCGACCATAGTTATACCCACTATTCATGAAATAAATGTAAATAAGTGTTGACTTCTTGTTATGATTATGAGATAATACTTGTACAAATTGAGTTGAGAGAGTCAATCATGTTGAGACAAGTAGGTAGATTTTTATTTCAGTTGACAATTATAGTGGTAGTGAGTATCCTTGCCCTCCAATATCTATAAGGTAAATATTATGAGTAATGAAATGTTGAATACCGAACTCGCCATCCTTTGGAATGACCTCGCTATGTTGATTGATGCTGAGGAGTGTTACAACGAGACGTACTACAATTCAGAGTACAAGAGAATGGTTAACCGTATAAATGAAATCAGAGGTGCAATATAATGTTGAAATTTGAGAATGTAGCGAATGTTGGTGACGCGATTAAAGCGTTCGATTTCCAACCAATGGAAGGTCGTGATGATTCATACCTAATCGGAAGTGTCCTTGAAAAAGGCCCCATGTACGTAGAAATGAATGGTCGTCAGGTGCACATCTGTAACGGTTATAGAGTTTTTGTTAAAGACTCCTGCACAGCTTCATCTGGGTTTGATGCCGATCGAATCGGAACTGAGATGATCGTTCCATTCGAGATGGGTATAACCGAGTTTGATAATCGAGTTGAGGTGATTGTATAATGTTGACTATTAAAGATAAAGTAGAAGCGGTAGTGGGTGGATTGGTTGGAGCGATAGTTCTGGGTGTCGCAGTTAATTACGTGGAAAGTGTTCTGGATCAACCGGATGTGCACTTCAGTAATTCTACTGGCGAGTGCGTCAAGGTTCTGAACTATGCAGAGGGTGACCTATACTCGTGTGATGATCTACCAAAACGTTATAACCATGTATGGGTCTTATAACAAATTGTTCTAAAGAAAGTTAAAATAAGTGTTGCATTATTGTTTTAGTTATGAGATAATGTCTTTGTTGGTTGGGGAGTGTCCCCGTTGTTTTTACTTTGAAGAGACTATATTATGAAAAATGAAATGATTGAATTGTTTGCGAAACA